AATCATGTCATTAGCAGCAAATAAAATCCTACTGGCGAATGCCGCCACGAACACCGCTGGTGCGTATATCCAAGCGCAAGCCCTCGGTAATGCCACTGCAGTTATCCCTGCTGGTTGGTATCAAATGCTGGCAACAGCAAACGTCACAATCGAGATGAACACATCTAACAACATTTCCTCCCCAACATGGGTGGTTTCGTTGGCTAATAACACTAGCGGTGTGATTATTTCTGACGGTGTAAACTTCCGTGCCAACGTGTTGGCTGGAACACCTACTATCACGTTGTACGCAACCAATGGCGGTCAAAACGCCACTGGTACTTACAACTCTTAATAGGGACACACCATGAATGCGAATAATGTAGGCGCACGCTACCCAGACAGTTTTGGCAGCTTTGCTGTTTCTAATGCAGTTCCCGTATTTTTGGGCGCTACTGGTAACGCAGTTGCTACGCTGGCTAATATCGGCACAAGCTACATCGTTCGCCGTGTGACCGTTGCAGGTGCAAGCGGCAGTGTTGCTCTCGCAAACGTGACTATTCTCACCAGCAATGATGGGAATACAAGCAATGCGGTGACCAACGCTGCGGCTCTGACTACCGTTACAGGTTCTACTAAATTCCAAGACTTAGCTCTGTCTACAGCAGCAGCGTCTACGGTTTATAGCACTCCTATGTACGTGTATGTTGGAACAGCAGCAGCAGCTAACAACTCTGTTGAAATCACGGTTTACGGTGACGTTGTATCGCTATGAGCATGGTTTATGTAACTAATACTGGCGACACTAAACTCAGAGATGGGTGCGGTGGCGTGTTTTATGATTTTCCTAAAGACGAAACGGTAGAGATACCGCTGGATGCAGCAAAGCATATCTTTGGTTACATGAACCCCAACAAAGAACCGTTCCTTTCCCGCTTGGGATGGGTGCGGTCTTTTGCAGAAATTGACAAAGGTTATGAGAAGTTGCAAGAGTTTAAAATCTCTGAACAACCTCCCGAACAGAATCGCTCGTTACCCTCGGCGGTTGGCGTAGTAGCTCTTCACGTTGAAAAACGTGTTGAGCGAAATGTCACTAAGAGGGCGGCTTAATATGGATGCTAAATGGCAACTCTCTCTTCCTACCTCACGGAAGTGCAGCGACTCTTGCATGATGCAAACGCTGTCTTCTGGTCTACCTCGGAATTAACGGACTACATCAATGATGCCCGTGAACGAGTAGTAAGAGATACTGGCTGTTTACGAACCCTACAAATTACTAGTACGCCACTCTCCAGCACTGGAGTTGTTGCAATCCCTTGGTCTAACGGCCTAGCTGTCACTGCAGGACAGTTTATTTTCTCAAATGTGTTTATCTACCAAGTCATTACAAGTGGCACATTGAACACGGACGCATCGCCTTACCCTTCTTCTGGTAGCGCATTCCCTCCGTCAACAGTATTTACCAACGGAACAGCCACATTGCAATACTCTAGCAACGCTGAAGTTATCAGTCTTGCTGCTTTGCCTAACGGAATTCAAACGCTGGATGTATTGAACGTCACCCTGTATTGGGGTAACAGCCGCATTCCGCTGCGCTATTTGCCTTGGAGTAACTTTAACGCTCAGCTGCGTTATTGGCAAAACTACGTAGGCAGACCCATTTGTTTTTCTTCATACGGTCAAGGCCAGCTGTACATAGCACCCGTGCCTGACCAATCTTATTCTATTGAAGTAGATACGGTCATCTTGCCTACAGCATTAAGCACGAACACGCCTAATGCGGTGGACGTTATTGTTGACCCCTACACCACGCCCGTTGCTTTCTACGCTGCTTACAAAGCCAAGTACAAAGAACAGAGTTATGGTGAGGCAGAAATCTATAAACAAGAATACGCTAAGCACGTTCAGGCCGTGCTTAACTCTGTTTACACCCGCCGTATTCCTGACCCTTACTCTTCCTTCTAACTATGGCAGCAGCAGAGCAAAAAAAGTCCTATGCTGTTATTAAGAACTTTGCTGGCCTAAACACCAAAGCGAATAGAACAGCCATTAAGGAAGAAGAGTTTGCATGGATTGAGAATGCCATGCCGATTGGCTTTGGCAACATCAAAATTGTTCCTGCTCAGTCCACGGTCAAAGATTCTGGCAACACTGCTGTCTCATTTGCCAACACGGTTACTACTTTTGTATCTGCAAACATAGGTTTAAGTGACTATGTTGTTGGCTTTGAAGACAACGGTAGAGCTGAGTATTTTAAAGTTGACTCTGCAACAAAAGCTAACGTAGCTGTTACTGGCACGTTTTCCAATTCTGGCGTAACCGTTGCTCAGTACAAAAACGAACGAATTATCATTGGTGACCCTAGTAAGGGTGTGTCCTCTTGGGATGGCACAAATGTAATCACCATTGGCTCTGTCGGTCTTATTGGCATTACAAACCCCGGCAGCGGGTATTTGTCTGCACCTAGCGTAACTATCAGCGCCCCTAATGACGCTAATGGCGTACAGGCTACGGCAATTACAACCATTACTACGGGTGCTGGCAGCGTTGCCAACATCAATGTTACGGCTGGTGGCGCTGCTTACACAGCTGTTCCGGGCGTTACGTTAAGCGCACCCAATGTTTCTGGGGGTACACAAGCCCAAGCTGTAGCTACAATTTCCGGGGGTGCGGTTGTTGCTGTCTCTGTTACTGTTCCCGGCTCTGGTTACACAACTGCGCCCAGCGTGACGTTTTCATCTGGTGCAGCTGCGGCTACTGCCGTGTTAAATACAGGGCAAGTTAGCAGCGTTATTCTCACAAATGCGGGAACAGGCTACACGGCTCAGCCAACAATTACCATTTCTGCACCGCCTAGCGGTACAACTGCTACTGCATTAGCGTCTTACAACACGTTTAAAACAGGTACGCTGTCTGTTTTGGTGACCAATGGCGGCACAGGATACGGAGCTAGTGGCTCATTTGCTGTGAGCTTTGCGGGTGGCTCTGGTGGTTCTGGCGCTGCGGGTACTGCCATTGTCAGCGGTGGCGCTGTTGTTGCAGTCATTATGACCAACGTAGGCTCTGGCTACACTGCTGCCCCGACTGTTAGCTTTTCTGGTGGGTCAGGTTCTGGCGCTACTGGCACGGTGGTTCTTAACAGCGAATCTATTGTTGACGTAGCCACGTTTTCAGGCCGTGTGTGGGTTGCGGCAGGGCGTACTATCTATTACAGCGCCGCAGGGTCTTATAGCGACTTTACAAGCGTTTCTGCGGGGTCTTTTACCCTCACCGATTCAACGCTGCACGGCAACATTCAAGGTTTACTTTCTGCCAACAACTTTTTGTACATTTTTGGTGACGATAGCATCAACGTATTTTCTGATTTGAGGGTAGACAGCACGGGTAATACTCTGTTCACCAACACCAACGTCAGCGCTTCTATTGGTACTAAACGGTTATATGGGGTTTTCCCCTACTTTCGTTCTGTGTTGTTCATGAATGACTACGGTATGTATGCCCTTGTGGGTTCTACTACCAGTAAGATTTCTGACCAGCTGGATGGCATTTTCCCGTACATTGATTTTACGTTGCCAGTTACGGGCGGTCAGGTATTGTTGAACAATATCTTGTGCGCTGCCTTTAATTTCACCTATAACGACCCTTTGCAAAGCGGTACACCACGGCAGATTCAGTGCGTTTTCTTTGACAAGAAGTGGTTTGTGACCAGCCAAGGCGGTTTGGACTACATCACTTCTGTTCCTGTTAGCGGACTAATTCAGCTTTATGGCGTAGATGACAAAGCGTTATACAAACTATACGCCAGCACAACTGCCAGCATCAACACAACTATCAGAACGGCTTTGATGCCCTTAGGTGACCCCATTCGCACCAAGCAAGCCTTAAAATTTGGCATTGAAGCTACATTAAATACTGGTGTGACAATGAGTGTTACGGTGGATAGCGAGTCTGGCTCAAGCCCTGCCTACACGCTAACCAATACTTCTGACGTTTATTGGGTTAACAACAATAACGTCACAATTACGTGGACAAATAACGCAAGTGCAACTATTGGATGGTTATCCTCAACAGGGTATTTCCTTTACAAGTCAGATGCACAACAATACGGTAAGTATTTGGGCTTAACCATGACTAGCTCAAATCCTGCTTTTGTGGTAAATACGTTCGAGATGGAACATGAACTCAGAGTGAGGTTTTAAATGACAGTCCCTTATACATTTGCTGGCGCAACTGCTGCTATTCCGCTTGCTAACTTAGATAGCAACTTTAATACTGCCATTACACTTGGCAACACTGCCGTTTATTTAGGTAACACGACTACCAGCATCGGTAACTTGTCGCTTACCAACGTCACAATCAGCAGCGTATCCACAGCTATCACGCCAGCCCAAGGTGGAACAGGTCTTACAACGCTTACAGCCAACAATGTTATTTTGGGTAACGGAACATCTAACGTAACTTTTGTTGCCCCGGGAACTAATGGCAACGTGCTGACTTCTAACGGCACAACATGGACTTCTGTAACACCAGCAGCAGGTGTGTCTTTATCTGCTGCTCAAACCTTTACTGCAACACAAACCTTTAACGGCAGTTCTAGCACGTTTGGTGTGGTGCTATTGGATGCGGCTGAAACGGTCAACGTAGTGGCTTCTGCACCATCTGCAACAACCAACTTCTACGTTCAATCTGGCTCTGTTCAATACTACACAACAAGTGCCGCTAACAACTGGACGCTGAACATTGCGTTTAGTTCTGGCACAAGCATGAACACCGCATTGGCTATTGGTCAATCTGTGACGTTTACTTTGGTGACTACCCAAGGCTCTACGGCTTATTACAACAGCGCTGTGACGATTGATGGAACTTCTGTAACGCCCAAGTGGATTGGTGGCGCACCTACAGCGGGTAATGCTTCTGGACTTGATGTTTACCGCTATGCCGTGATTAAAACTGCTAGTGCTACCTATACTGTGTTGGCTTCTGTGACTCAGTACAAATAAGGATTAGCAATGCCTTTACAAGAAACATCAGGTAATGTCACGACAGACGCTTATGGCGGTGGTGCGGCTGTAATTCCTTATTACATTGAAGATATGTTTAGCACATACCTTTACACAGGCGCTGCGGCAAATATAACCATTAATAACGGGATTGATTTATCTACTAAAGGTGGATTAGTTTGGATAAAGAAACGCTCTGGCGCAGACAATCATGGTTTGGCGGATACTAACAATGGTGGAGGATATGTTCTTTCATCTAACACTACAGATGCGTTAGCGGCTTACAACGCAAATAGCATTCCTTCATTTACAACGACTGGATTTAATACAGGAAGTAATTTTGCAAACAATAATGCCACTTATGTCTCATGGACATTCCGCAAGCAACCAAAGTTCTTTGACATTGTGACCTACACGGGAGATGGAACTGCGGGTACTGTTGCTCATAATCTTGGGTCTAAGCCGGGGTATCTTATAATTAAAAGGACGGATTCAGCTTCAAACTGGGCGGTTGCCGCTAGAACTGCCGATGGAATGGTTGCTTTATATAATGTGGGTGGAGTAACTGCTGGCTTAAATTCAACCGAAGCGGCTTTTGGTACTTACGCAGATACTGCGTTTTGGTCAAGTACATTCTTTAGTCCAAATACATTAGATTCAAATGTTAATGGCGCAACTTACGTTGCTTATTTATTTGCCCACAACGCAGGAGGCTTTGGCCTAACTGGTACAGACAATGTGATTTCGTGTGGGTCTTACGACGGAAATTCAACATCTTTAGGGCCTCAAGTTAACCTTGGATATGAGCCACAATGGGTAATGATTAAAGGTGTAAATGAAGTTTCAAACTGGGTGATGTTTGACAATATGAGGGG